TATAATCAACTCATAAAGATAAATGAATTGTTTATTATGCACGGACACGAAATAAGAGCGACAAGCAATTTAATCAATGTTGCAAGGCAGTATCTATTAAAGTTACAAGCAAATATCTTATTGGGACATTGGCATATAAGTCAATCGTATAGCAGTAGGGATTTAAAAGGCAAAGTTAAGAGTGTTTGGGTTAATGGGTGCTTGTGTGACTTATATCCAGAATATAATTTGTTTAACCAATGGGAGCACGGATTTGCTGAAGTAATAACAAACAGAGATAGAGGATTTATAGTTAATTTAAGACGAATAATAAACAAGGAAATTTACTAATGATTAAATTAAAAGGATACTAAAATGGGATGGATAGATGATTTTTTCGATGATGAAGAATACGAAGGAGAATACGAAGAAGAAGTTTTTCCAGATATGTTAATAGAAGACATAAAAAGTTTTTTTAATGATAAGTTTAGTAACGAAGTTTATTTTGTACCTTTATTTGTTTTTGTGGACAAGTTAGAAAACAATAATATTATTTTTAATTCATTAAATTAAAAAGAATATGACTTTAAGGGAAAGACAATCTATTTTTGCATTAAACGTTGCCAAACTTATTGAATATATTTATTCACAGGGTTATACAGTAACACTTGGGGAAGCATACAGGACTCCTGAGATGGCTGAGATTTATGCAAAGCAAGGCAAAGGGATAAAGAACAGTTTACACACAAAGAGATTAGCGATAGATTTAAATTTATTCAAAGATGGCAAATATTTATCAGATACTGAAAGTCATAGGATTTTCGGTGTATATTGGGAGAAATTACATCCTCATAATCGTTGGGGTGGTAGATTCAGAATAGGGGATGGTAATCATTACGAAATGCAAGAAATCAATTAAAAGGGTAGAAAGATGAAAAGACTAACACAAAAAAACACAGAACTTTTAGATGAAGAAGTAGAAACAGGCGAACCTATGCAATCAGAAACGCCAAACAGGGTTGCTTCACCTTTAGAAAAGAAAGCATTAGCGAATAAGATGAAAGTCAGGAAGAAATTAAAACTTTTCGGTAAAAAGAAGCCAAAGAAGACAATAAAGGAGAAGCCCTTGATAACAGGCTCAAGTCCATTTAGTCAATTATTAAAGAACATAAAAAAATAAATTATAGGGAGGTATAATGATTTCCGAGAATAACAAAAACATACTTGAGAGCATATTAAATGAGAAAGCTGAAGGGAGTGAAGAAGAGATAATTGAAAATCTCAATCCCGAAGAGACAAAAGTTGCCTTAGAAATCCTTGAAGAAGAACTTGAAGGGACTCAAGAAGACACCCCTGAACAAGTTGAGGAGCTACCTGAACCCGAAGGAGAGGACACTCAGGAAGAGCCAGAGGAAGAAGAAGGCGAGGGAGAAACTCAAGAAGAAGATTTTGTCTCTCAAGAAGAAGATTTTATCTTAGATAAAGAAATCATTGACTCTCATCCCGAAGAAGATAGAGGCATCCTCAATAAATACATAGGGAAGAGCAAGAAAGACATTGCTATTGCGGTTGCGAATGCGATAGCCGTAAAAAATCCTGTAATTAAAGATGACAAAGAGGCTATTGAAGCATTAGCAGAAAAACTTGCTACTAAGTCAGATGAAGATTTGATTAAGAAGCTCATTCAGTCTCAGAGAATAGTTGGGCAAAGCACTACTCAAACACCAAAAGAGAAAGAAAAGGGGAAAGAGTTAGAGTTGCCTGAATTTCCTGAAGATAATCCAAAGTTCAAGGAGATATTAGAAAAGGAAGCCTTGAAGCGATTAAAGTCAAAATACAAAACAATGCCTGATGTTGATAATATGTCAAATGAAGAATACTTAGAATGGCGAAGGGATTTAGATATTGAAGACCCCGATAATACATTTAGGGAGGATAAAAATAAAACGCTAAATGAAGTTAGGAATGAATTGCGTAAGGTAATATTTGTCCAGAAGGAATTATCTAATTTGTATGATAATTCTCCTGATGAAATATTGCCAATTCTTAACGAACAGACATATCCAAGATTAAAGGCGTTAAATGATAGACCACAAGATGTATTATTTGAGGATGTAAAAAAAGAGGTTGAGAATATCAAATCAGAATTAAACAAACTTGGCTTATCCGAAAAAGATTTAGGTATTGATTTAACCATAGTAAAAGACGAATCAGGGATGCCCTTTAATCAGGTATTAAACGAATTAGTAGTTAAGGGTATAGACGCAAGTGGGAATCCCATATTAGAAGATGGTTTAATAGGCAGACGTGGTAAGACGTTTTGGTTGATACCAGGTCAGCTATCTTCTAAATTTATGTCTAAATACAACAGTAAAATAATGACATCACTTATTGAGAAAAAGATACGAGATGAAAAGATAAGAAGGGAAGAATTACGAGATACAGCTTTAATACAACCGAAAGGAACGAGTGGAGACACGAAGAGAATCGTTTCGTTAGAAGATATTGATAACGAAACTAATCCAGAAGTAATCAAAAGGTTGGTTAAAGAATTAGAAAAATCAATTTAGAAAGGAGTAAAAAATGCCACAATTAAGCAATAAATTGTTAATGTATCGCAAAGCGTTAATGAAAGATTTTACGCTGAGCGAATGGAGTAGTATTCCTGTATGGAAAGACCTAATGGGATTTCCAGGAGGGAAGAATGAATACGGTTATCCGACATCAATCCCGTATGGAGCATTAAAGAACAGAACAGTAGCCCCAACAGGTAAGCCAATTGAAGTAATGTTAAATTGGTTTCACGAAGGTGGTTGGGAGATGGATGTTCCTGTATTGTTACCTTTAATTGACCCCCCAATGCTCGGTGATGAACAGGCAAAAGGTAAAGGTGAAGATAGAAGATGGGTTTACAGAACTGCTTATTTCACACAGATTAGAAAACCCGTTAAGGTTTCTGATGGTTCTTATGGTGAATTAGCAATAAATCCACAATTAGTTAAGAGATTGATGGAAAGAGTAAAGACTGATTTACAACAGTATAATGAAGCTCTGTTTTATCATTCACCTTATCAAGCATTGTATCGTGGGTTCGATAACCAATTACTTGGCACTAAAGAATTACAGGGTATTATTTCTCAGAAGTCTCATCCTAATTTCTTTGTATCAGGATTTGGTAAAGTAACTTATCATCCAGATAACAATGTTTATGAAACAAATATTCAAAATGCTTTACAGACATTAGGCACTGGTGATGAATTTACAATGCAAACTTTAAGAAATATGCAGTTAGCTGCTAATGACTTAACAATTACATATCCGACAGTAATGGTTCAAGGTGTCCCGATTAAAGGTGTTGCAATTTTGAATGATAGACAGTTTGCTCAATTAGCTCGTGATGATGAGTTCCAAAAAATGCACATTGCTTTAATTACTGCCGAAGGTAATAAAGCTGGTATGTTTACAGGTGCTTATGAAGCTCATTTGGTTGAAGGAGTGCTTATACTTGTAGATTCCAATAACCCAGGCGTTTGGATTACAGGAGATACAGGATATGACCCTGCAAGAGGAATTATCAATTATGGCAATCCTAATCCAATTAAGAACCCAATACACAACTCTAATATTAAATTAGCGTTGTATTTAGGTGCATCCGCTTTATTATGTGCCAGCAACAAACAGATGAAAATAGAAGATGAAGTTGATGACTTCAAAAACATCAAAGAAATAGCGTCTATTGTTACAAGAGGGTTCACAAGAGCTGACAATAAAAACTCAGATAATAAAGTAACAGCATCTGATTTTAAGCCGAATACAAGTTCACTTGTTGTTGCTACATATACACCACAGACATTAACTTGGTAAAATTTAATTAGAAAGGAGTAATAAAATGACAGGTCAATTAGCAAATTTTTCCTATGTTTATGTAGGAAGCAGACCCAAAGATATATTAGGTTTATCCACAGAAGCCGAAGCTGTTTGCTCACAGTTTATTGGTTTTTCTGGTAAGGCAGCAGATGGAACACCGAAGGATACATTTATACTTGTTACGGAAGCAACTTCGGTAGATTTAACTTTGTTTTCTAACGTTCCGATAGGCACAATAATTTTAACCCCAAGAGTAAATGGTATATTTTGCTACCAAAGGGTTGCACAAGCAACACCTGGAGTTTCGGTTAAAGCCGATTGGAGACAAGTAGCAAAAGCAACTGTACCTTAATAATTAACAAAATTCCCTGCCTGAAATATGGCAGGGATTTATTACTGATTAAAATTAAAGGAGTATTAAAATGGGTTATATTATTAGTAAAATAACAACAGAGATTACATTTCCACCTTATCACAAAATGAATCAAAATAGGAAACCATTAACGATACATATAAATAAAGATGAAATTAACGAATTAGATGATGAAATATGTAAATTTCTGGTTACATCAAGACCACACGTTTATAGATACGCAGATGATGAAGAAGTCCCATTTTCAGACGTAGAAGATTATGAAAATGATAAAGGATTTAATGCCAAACATTTTCTAATAGAAAATGTTGATAATATTGAATCTGCATTATTACAAATCAACAGGAAGGAACTATTTGAAGTTTGTAAAGCATTAAGATTAACTAATTATTTCACACAGACAAACGAAAGAATAAGAGAAAGAATA